AGCTTATTAATAAACACAAACTATTTCTTAAACCTTAAATTTTAAAAAATGACACAAGAATCACAGAATTCAAAAATCTTAGCTTATCTGTTAACTGGTAAGCGGCTAACTGCAATCGAAGCCCTGAATATGTTTGGAACATTCAGATTGGCAGCACGTATCAATGATTTAAAAAGGAATGGTTTGAATATCCAAACCGAGATCATCGAAAAAAATAAAAAGCGTTTTGCTGAATATTATTTAGTTCAGGATTTGAAGTTATTTAACCTTTAAAGACAAAAAATATGAAAATTAAACTTAAAGACTTAATGCCAAATCCTTACAGGGATATGGAGAACTATCCAATAGATCGGGTGAAAATTGAGTCGTTAAAAAACTCTTTTGACCAGACAGGATTTTGGGATAATATCATTGCGAGAGCGGTGAATGGAAAATTCCAAATTGCATATGGACATCACAGGTTGGTGATGCTTCGTGAAAAACTAACTCCGGAGGATAAAGTTGATATTCCGGTTAAGAAATTATCAGATGCCTTAATGATAAAGATAATGGCAAAGGAAAATGATAACGATTGGGGAACAAACGTTGCAGTTACTGATGAAACGGTAAAGGCAGCAAAACAATTTCTGGAAGAACATCCGGAAGAAGTGAAAGATTTCTCACCCGGGAGAGAATCTTATAAATCTAAAGAATCCTTAAAAATATCAATATTCCTGGATTGGTCAGAAGACAAAGTTTATTATTCTCTTGAACGCTTGGGAATGATTGAGAGGGGAGAAATAGAAAAAGAAATCATTGAGAGTTTGCCACATGAGAAAGCAGCAAAGAGATTCGTTTCAGCAGTTAAAAAACATCCTGAAGTCACAGTTGAAAAGCAAAGAACCATTGCAAACAAAATAATTAAGGATGAATCTTTTGGAGAGAAGGCTATCAATGATGCTTTTATAGTGGAAAAATTTTCAACTCTAAAGAAAAAGAATGATACGAAAAAAGAGAAACTTATAAGGCTTGAAACAATTATTTCTGATATAAGAATAATGGTCGACGATCTTAGTGAACGGTTAATTGAGTTTGCAAGGCTTGAAAGTGAAATTGGTACTTATGACAAATCAGTTTATAGAAAAATCTTAGATGTTTCTTTATTTACACTCATTAATAAAATTAATTTAATACTTAAAACAAATGAAAAAAGCAACGAGAGCGGAACAGATTCTCCAAATATTCGTGGAGAACTTAAAAATTAATGGCAGTTTTATGTGTTGGGAAGAAATAGCTGAGAAGTTTGGCGGTGAGGGGTACATGAAAAAAACTGCACCAATTCTTATTGAAATGGTAAAAAACACAATGGGATTAGTGCGTGAACTTGCTGATGAGAATGGGTATTTACTTATACCTAAAAGAAAACCAACACGCAATGATAGAGATAAGAGATTTATCATTGAGGGGTGGAAAATTGCAGTAGCAGGTTTTGATGACCAGTATGTTGATGATGAGTTAATGTATAAATTACAAAACGGTCAGGCAAGAACTAACTCATTTAAAAAATTAGCGGAGTCAGCACATAAGAAAGGCATGTTGGGTGATAATAGGTTCAATGAATTAACAATGTAAATGAGACACAGGTATATTACTGAAACCTTCATAACAAACAAATATCTCGATATGGGTATACGTAGGCATGAATATATTCAACGTGTGATACCTTTAAAAGTGAAACAACTCAAAGAGATATTGTTAACGAAAGGCTGGGACAAATCCAAGGTAATAACCATCACCAAAAACAATCTTATAATAGATGGGAAGCATAGGTGGACAGCCTTGAATGAAATCTATAAAGAGTCAGGAAAAACTTTCATGGTAACATTCAGGAGACAATTAAATTGGGTATAAACAATTTAAAACTTAACAAAATGGAAATGATTAAAACAAATCCACATTACTGGGATTGTGATTGTGATGTTGATTACATTCATCCCAAAAGTCAAAGAAAATGCAAAAAGTGTGGTGCAATATCTTCAGAACAGCCAGATTCAAGGGAGAATGAAGTGAAATGTTATTTTAAACCTTAAAACAATGGGAATATTTGTAATTATCTTATGTGTAATTCTTTATTTCATTCCAACAGCAGTTGGGTGGAGTAAGAAAAACCGGGGAGCAATATTCGTATTCAACCTATTTCTCGGGTGGACTATATTAGGATGGATCATTGCTCTTGTATGGGGATGTACCAAAGATTAATGATATGGACTTCTTAATTAACAGTGAAGAAACAAAAACCCGGGTAAAATCTTATATTGACAGGCTTGATGTCAAGAGAGCGTATAAGGTTAAGATTGAGGTGGTGAGGCGTGGCAGGTCGTTGAATCAGAACAATTATATGTGGCTGGTGTTTACGATGCTGGCAGATGAGTTTGGAGAAAGCAAAGAGGTTATACATGATTTTTTCTGTGATAAGTTTTTACAGGTCGAGGATGAACTTAGTGGTGTTAAGTTTTTCAGAACACGTGGCACAAGCGAGCTGAAGACGGTTGAACATTCAAAATTTATGCAGGATATAGTAGTATTCTGTGCGTCGGAATGGGGTATAATAATCCCAGACCCGGATGAGGTGATAGTGGATAATTTATAAACAGTTGTTGGTTATCAAAAATTATTGTTATAATTTTGATTGTGTCATTTGTTTAGTTTGAAGGTGGAAACTCCCTGACGGAAATAGCTCGCCGTGGGGAGTTTCTTTATATCAGTATACATTCTTATACCACCTTATATGTCCGGTGGTCTTAAATGAGCTAAAAAAGCCCTTAAATAAGGCAAAAACATATTGTACCAATGGCATACCGTAAGAGAAATAGCGAGGTACGTATAATTTTCAACTGGAAGAAGTTTATCAGGGATTCAGAAAGGGAGTGTATGGGTTATATACAGAGATTCCTTGCTGAAGATATTATGCTTGAAACAAATATCACTGATACGTTGGATGAAAAGAGAGCCAAATAAAAAGATTGATATTGAACTTGCAGGTAAACTTGCGCAGGCAGGTTCTAACGGAGTTCAGATTGCAGCCCACTTCGGTGTTCACCCTGACACACTGAGAGATAGGATTGTCGACGTCACGGGATTTTCCGATTTCTCCTCTTGGTTGCAGGATAAAAAAGCAAAAGGTGACAGTTTGTTACTTACGAAGCAGTATGATATTGCTATGCAGGGTGATAGAACGATGCTTGTCTGGTTGGGTAAACAAAGATTAGGACAGAGTGATAAGCAGGATGTTCAGGGTGAGGTTCACATGTCCGTGGTGGATTTGCCGTTCAATGATATGTACAAAAAAAATATGCGTTCAGCAGAATAAGACAGATGGCACTTAATGTACCACAGGAATATATCTTCAACTCACCGCAGATGATTAACTTATTCATGGGTGGTACAGGTAGTGGCAAGACTTACCTCGGTGGTGTCATATCTTCAGATTTCATTTTCAACTATCCTAATGTTTATGGGTTCATAGGTGCAAATACCCATGAGCAGTTAAACACATCAACCCTCAAGCGTATCAGGGATACGTGGAGGGATTTGCATGGCTGGATTGAAGGGAAACACTATATCGTTGGACGTAAACCGCCGTCAGACTTCAACACGAAGACACACAATTTCGACAGTTATGATTCGATAATATCTTTCCGTAATGGAGGTGTGATATACAAAGGGTCGCTGGAGAATTATGAGATGCACTCAGGTAAAGAGTTCGGGTGGGCTATACTGGATGAGAGCAAGGACACAAGGGAAGAAGCAATAAAAGAGGTTATCCTTCACAGGTTGAGACAGATAGGTATGTTTGTCAATGGCAAACCTATAAACCCTATGTATATCCTGACAACTCCGGCGAAGGTAGACTGGATAAATGACTGGTTTAAGCTGGATGAGTTCGAGGCGGAGATAATGGATGTTATCTATGATAAGAATAACTTCTTTCATAAGGAGTACGAAAATAAATGTGTGACGATATGTTCTATATATCACAACAAGGCGCACCTTCCGACGAACTATATTGAGAACCTTATCCTTGAACATACAGACAGGGACGGCAGGCTGAAACAATCAGGACAACGTCTTATATATGCCAACCCTTTTGTCAAGGCAGGAGGAGAGTTTTATTCATCATTTGACAGGACGAGGCATGTTCAGCTGACGCCGTTCCTTGATAATGAGCCGGTGCATATCACGTATGACTTCAACGTAGCACCGTATATGACGCTGACATGCTGGCAGATAGAGTTCAGGGATGGGGTGTATTATCTCAGGTGTTTCGATGAGTTCTGTCTTCCATCCCCGGACAACTCAAGTGAGAGGGTGTCACTGGCATTCAAGAGAAAGTGGGGAGACAAACTTAACGCAGGGTTATTTTATTATGGTGACCCGGGAGGAAACCAGAGAGACACACGTAGCAGGACAACAGATTTTGATTATATACGTCAGGTGTTACGTCCTTACCTTAACAATATGTCGGACAGAGTTCCGGCGAAAGCACCCGATGTACTCCCCAGAAGAGATTTTGCAAACAACGTTTTCGATGAGAAATATAATATCCGGGTACAGATAGACCCGGGATGCAAAAAGACGGTAGCCGACTTTGAGTATGTGAAAGAGGATGCCAACGGGAAAAAACTCAAGGCTACAGTTAAAGATCAGGATACAGGACAGATATATGAGAAATACGGTCATACGTCAGATGCTTTTGACTATCTGCTGACGGAAGCATTCAGGGGACAATATGATAGAGCATACTTAACAAAATAATACGATGGAAACGAAAGAAGCTATTGAACTACTGGTAGGTGTTATAGTCAATGACATACGCCATGCCAACTACAAAAGGGTCACCGAACTGGCGGATGACTATTATGCCTATGTGACAGGGGAAGGGCTGGATAAGAAGATGCAACAGTTTGATATGAGGGAGACGGATGAGGCGTTTGAGAAACGTAAAAAGATCACCAAACATATTATCCCGGCGGTGGTGCATACGATAACGTCACCGGAATATAAAGTTCCACGCAGTAATGGAAAGGTCAGGGTCATAGGATATACTGATGATGAGACCAATGAGAAATCAAAAAAGCTGGAAGGGATACTGGATAAATTCTGGGGTGACAAATCGCTGGACGACTGGTTTGACACACGATGGATAGAGTTGAACAATATTGACCCTAATACATTTGTGGTTCTGGAATGGAAACCCTTTGATGAGACGAAACAAAACCTTCAACCTTATCCTTACGAGGTTAGCAGTTATGATGCGGTGGATTTCATGTATGACAATAATATCCTTCAGTATCTTATCGATAAGAAGGGTGACAATTATACGATATACCTTCAGAATTTCACGGTGGTGATGAAAACAGTTAGCGAAGAGTTAGCTAAGAGTATGAAAAGAGTTAAATCCGTGGAATCAAAGGTCAAGTTTGAGTATAAGGAAGAGCAGTATCTTCTGATAAAAAATAAAACGTATGAGATAATACTTCCGAAGGTGCATGACGTTGGTGAAGTACCTGCTATCAGGGTAGGGTATAAGAGAGATGATATGACCAAGGGGCAGACGTATGTAGCCCCGTACCATCCGGCAGTCAACTATCTGGACAAAACTATCAAAGCAAATAGCGAGCTGGATTTGACTATGTGTCTTCATGCTTTTCCTCAAAAAGTGGTGACAGGCAGACCTTGTACTAATACCAACTGTCTTGATGGTGAGGTGATAGAGAATGGGGTAA